CCATGCAACCTACGACGTGTTTGGGCCAGTGTTTGTAGGCCTTCACACCGAGATGGGAACATCCTCAACGATCGGTGGCGGCATAGGTATTCGGTTCTAGTATAAAACCACTATGCCAAAATATCGTTTCATCTGCCCAAAGTGTAAGTCAGAAGTAGAAAAAATCACATCCATCAAGATAGAAGTAGTTGAATGTGCCACCTGTAAAGAACAGATGGCACGTCAATTTCCATCTTATGGTTCAAAGAAGGTAACAGAAACAGTTGATCCGTATACAAATGTTCGACAAGAAGAGGATCAAAAGAAGATCAACCAAGACAGGAAGACAGAGTACTTCTGGGAAGTAGAGGTTCCTAGGTTGGTTCAAACCTACTCTGTACAGACTTGTTTAGAAGAAGGTTGGTTGGTCTACAACGAGAAGGGTGAACTGGTCATAAATAAACCGCCGAGCAAAAGATGAAGATCAAATCTGTCAAGATCAACAATATTCTCAGTATAGAACATGCCCAGATTGATTTCGATGATACGGGCCTTATGCTTGTCAGCGGGTGGAATCATGACACAGAGAGATCAAACGGCGCAGGTAAGACGGCAATTTTTAACGCGATTACATTCGCTTTATATGATAAGCTTCCTAGGAAAATTACTGCAACTGAGATCGTGCGGCGTGGATGTAAGGCGGGAAATGTCGAGGTTGTCCTGGAGATTGGCGATGCACTCTATGCTGTCCAAAGATCACGCCCTAAAGGCGTACTGTTCTTCAAAGTTGAAGCAGATACAAGGCAACCTATTACATTAACTCAGGAAGGTTGGGAAGCAAAGTTAAAGCTAAACTACCAGCAGTTCATCATATCCATGTACTGTGCCCAAGGAACACCAACAAGGTTCCTGTCTATCAACGATGCCGAGAAGAAGCAGTTTATCTTACAGCTGTTAAACATGGAGGAGTTCTCTTCATGTAAAACGGTAGCTGATAAAAGGGTAAGGGTTCTTGAAGAGGAGCTTCAAGCCTTAAAAGCTAAAAGCGATGCGATGATCTCAAAGATAGATGCATACTCTGAGTCGTTGGTGGAAGAAGATGAGATAAATCAACTGATTGCAGCAAACAACGAGCTGATCAGCGGCATGAACCACGATATCATAAACGCTCAAACAGTGAGCAAACCAGATCTAAGTAGGTACCAAAAACTAGAAGACGATATATCTCAGAAGAAGACTGAGTTAACTAGAGTTCGCACTAAGCGAGAGATGTTGCATGATCAGTACCGTAAGGTTACATCTAAGATAAAACCGTTCAATGGAGCTTCCTCTTGCTATGCCTGCGGAGCCTCTATCGACAACAGTCATGCTGCATCTATACATGAAAAAGAGATGTTAGTGCTAAAAGATGAGCAGCACAACATAAAGATACAGATAGATGAGTGTGATACAACACTCCTAAAAGAGTCACAGATAAACGAACTTCAAGTAAAGATCCGCGATAAGAAGAGGGAGGAATCCCAGGAGCATGATGTAGCTACCAGGAAGATAGTTGAGCTGCAAAACAAGATCGTGTTGAGACAAAGAGAGATCAAGGATTGGTCATCTAAGCTAAACAACAATGCCGAACTTAACAATAAGATAAAGGTTTTACAGGATGCTCAGGTGCAGATCGCAAATGTGGTTCAAGATAAAGATCATCAGATCGAGCTGTTTAAGACAGTTGCATCGATGTACTCTCCAACCGGAGCACAAGCGTACATCCTTGACTCGGTGATCGAATCGTTCAACGAGCGCATAGTTGAGTATACAAATTTACTTTGGTCAAACCTAACATACGAGATCATCTCTTACAAAGAGACCGCTAAGGGTGATATCACAGCTAAGTTCTCGGAGCATCTCACCATGGACGGCAAGGATATCTCCATCGGTAGCTTGTCCGGCGGTGAGTTTCGTGCGCTGTCTCTATGTGTTGATTTTGCTCTTATCGAGGTCATGGAGAAGCAGTTTGGGATCCAACTATCTCCGATAATTCTTGATGAACCATTCGACGGGTTAGATAATACTGGCAAGGAAACAATAACAAATTTATTAAAAGAACTAACACAAGATCGTGTGATTGTTGTCATTGATCATAGTAGTGAAACCCAATCTCTTTTTACTTCTGTTTTAAAAGTAGAAAAAAGAAATGGAATTTCAACTATTTATAAGACCACTTAAAACCTTTATAATGTGGTATCTTTCCACGACAGCACATGTTTATACCTGATTTAAAAAATCGTGGATCTGCTCCAGCATGCTCTAATTCAATTATTTCACCCGTTATTAAATTAACTCCGATAACTGGTATTCTCTTTGTTTTATTGAATTGTTCTAAATAGTTATGTAGTTTAGGACTATTTTTTAACGTATCAGATATCTTGTGGCATGTTTTATATGGTAATTTTTTACCTTTATTAGGTGAAACTGGATATACCCTACTTTGACCAATTTTTTTACGTGTCTCGACACTATGAGCACGTCCCAATGTGTTACCTGCTATTTTACATAAATTATAACCCTTATCGGGGTCATAGCTTTGAAAAAGATCCATATAATATTGTTCACGCTCCAAGCATTGTTCTTTTGAACATTCTTCTAAGATTTTATAAGAAAAAGCAGATGGACCATATTGATTGTATGCATGTTGCAGATATTTATTACAATGTTTATTGCGTTTTAGATCACTTTTATGGTGTCGACAGCGCTCTTTAATTCCACCCTTACTAGCAGAACTCCCAATATAAACTTTATTTGTTACAGTATTCGTAATACAGTAAACACCATTAATAGCCATACTATAATTATACCATGTGTGTGAAGTAAAACTTAACCTCTATACCTGATAAGATATACCTATGTATGACCTTGTTTCAAAAATCCAAGAGTTGGTGAAAGCCCTTAGTAGCATTAAACCTCCCCAGGCTAACAGCTTGGTGCCTGCGATCAAGGCACCAACGCTTAAACCTCTGTCTATGCCCCCAATGACAAGCTCAGGTCCTAGCAAGATCCCTGGTGTTGAACCACCCAACAATAAGGATCCTAAGAAGGTAGAGCAGCAGCTTAAGAACCCACAACCTAAAAAACCTAAGCTAGAGATGATCAAGTTTGATTCCAACGGTCAGTGGTCACTGAAAGATAACTAACCAATCAATCCATAGATAGTATAACGTTCTTCGATGAAGAAAAAACCTTTCAATCAGAACGCCGCAATTCGCGGTGCCCTAAGAAGACTCTTTGCTAGATCGCCTGTTGTCCGAGAGGTTCTAAGCAAGGTGCGTCGTGAGGTTCCAAAGTTTAACAAGGATGGTAGTCGTGCTAAGAAAGACGCTGTCCAATATCAATGTGGGGTTTGTCATGAGTATGTTGGAAGCACTAAGGTGTCGGTTGACCATATCGATCCTGTCGTCGATGTCAACGATGGTTTCATTGATTGGAACACTTTCGTTGCCCGTCTATTCTGTGATGCTTCAAATCTTCAGGTGATATGTGATACCTGTCATGATAAGAAGACCTATGAAGAGCGGATCGCTCGACTGTTGATTCAGTACACACAAGAACTAGATAAATGGGAAGCTGCGGTTGTTCTATGGGAACAATCTGATAAAAAGCCAGGCTCAGCATCAACCCTTCGTAAAGAGCTCTCGCGATACACCTCCAAGCGAAAAACTAAAGGATTGGAAACAATTGTAGAAAGAGCCCAGGCATTGAAAGATCGTTTAGGAAAACAAAAATAACAGAAGGAGCTACGTATGTCAAAGATGGAATCAGTTAAAAAAGTTTTGAGTAAATCGTTTGTTGATAACCATGAGGACGTCTCTGAAGACGTTGCAGCTGATCTTATCGTTGCAGCTGAGCAAAAGATCCGTGAGATCAAAGAAGAAAAAAAGGCTGATGAGAAGCTTACAGCAGCACAGCAGATCGCAAAAGATCTAAACTCTGCATACAACAGCGCCATCAAGTATGAACGTGCCAAGATTGACTTCCTGGTTGAAAAGATTGAAGAAATCAAAGCAAACGAAGTCAACCCAACCTCAGGACTAAAGACCTGATATAATATATTTTTGGAGGTTTTATGACTTTAAAGACTGATTTCTATGATGGCTCAACAGGGCTAAATCAACAGATGGATGCCGCCTTTGCAGCCGGTGTAGCATACATTGGAACCAACCTAACGACGCTTAGTACTGCATTGAAGAACAACGCAGCACAGGGAGTAACTAAGTTCACGGTTACCATTACTGGTACAGGCTCC